TGACTGTGACTTCACCTGTTAAGTTTGTATTAGCACTATAAGTTATTGTTGTATCTGTTGAAGCATAATTTTCAGTAAAATTAAAAGTTGTATTTGGTAATGATTTATCCCAACTAAAGTTTGCTGTTAGAGTAGGTCCGATACTTTTATCTTGGAATGAAGAAACAAATCCTTCATTACCAACTCTTGAAATAGCTGAGTTAGTGCTTTCTATTGTGTTATGGACAACAGAAATTGTTCCGTATTCACTTGTTAGATTTTTAACAAAGCCATCATTTTCTAATTTAGTTTCATCAACTGTTTGAGCATAAGTAGCAGTGTTAGATATATGTGCTGTAGCAGCATTAGCAGCCGAACGGGAAATATAAGCACTTAGGAACTTACCATTCAAAGAGTCTATAACTTCACCACCATAAGGAGGTATATCGTGTGAATAAGCTGTTGTGTAGCTTGAAATGGCTCCGCCACCTTGACCCCAATTTGCAGAGTTACTTTGGACTGTAGTACTTACATCAGCATACGTTGCACTGATACTCTGTATGTAATTTGAAACACTATCCCAAGTGTGTATCTTTTCCATATCAACATAAGCACTATCATTAGTATTTTCAAACTTCAAGTCACTGTTTGATAAAACTGAACCTTCATGGAATGATAAATCTACATAACGAAGTTGTATTGTACTCCAATCCATTAAAGTACTATTCAAGCCACCATTACTGTATTTGTTAATTTGTAATCCGCTATTAGTTTTAAATGATGGAATAACACCACCCTCTACAGCCGTATAAGGAATATAATTTCCTGAAGGTTGGTAAGAACCACTGTTAGCTTGATAAGTTGTATTGACTTCGTTTATTGTAGCAGAATTGTTGCGAACAAAGGAATTTACTTCTTCGTCACCACCTGTTCCACCACCTTCAGCCCACTGAGCTGAGTTACTTTGTACTGTGGTACTTACATCATTCCAAGTAGCACTTTCAGGAATGTTTACAGCCGTTAAGTAACTTGCACTGTTAGACTGATATGCCGTAATATCAGTCCAAGTACTAGAATTGCTTTGAACCAAGGACTTAGTTCCATCAATAGAAGCACTATTGTTATGAACGTAAGCATTAACTTCAGTATCACCAGCAGGTATGTTAGCAAAAGCTTGAGCGAGTTGTTCTTTTCCACTTGTTTCATCTTTTGTATAATAATTGCTTAAATCTTGGTGAGCCGTTAAGAAATCACCACTAACATTTGAGAAAGCTGTTGTATCAAGCTTACCTGTAACTGTGTTCCAAGTACCACTGTTACTATGAACAAGTGCATTTACTTCTGGGTCACCACTTTCACCTGTTACTGTACAGTCAATTCTTGTTATCTTGTTTACATTGTCATCAACAAGTGCAACATTACTACCTGCACTTAAAGTCCAAGTATCGGCACTTACCTTGTTTTCAACATTATTGACAACTATCGGTGAAACGCCTTCATATACTTTACCTGCATTAGCTGAAACATACTGTAAAGCATTAGCAATTTCATCTTTAGAAGAGGTTTCGGTCTTTTTATAATAATCACTTAAGTCTTGGTGAGCTGTTAAGAAATCTCCACTAACAGTACTAAAGGCTGTTGTATTAAGTTTCTCATCAATGACTCCACTCATGTAAGTAGGGTCAAATGGTGTGTAAGCTGTACTGTCTAACTTAGAACTTACTTCATTCCAAGTACCTGAATTTGTGTGTACAAGTTCATTTACTTCTTCATCACCTGTATCACCACTTAAGCCAATAATAAGACCTTCATCATCGTCTTGTACAAAGTAAAGTGGTTCTTGAACTCCAATCGGTGCACTATTAGCACTGATTAAGCTCTCTTCATTATTGACAACTATCGGGTCAATTCCACTGTATACTTTTCCAACATCACCAGTAATACTGATAATGTTATTAACATTGTCCACAAAGACACCTGAAGCTCCTGAATATTCTTTCCCACCTCCAAATCCAATGAGCTCTGTATCAGTAGATAGAAAACCATTACTATTTCTTGCCATATCTTATACCTCTTAATACTTACAGTGGAAAATTATATTGTTTGCCGAGAAGTTAGTTGCACTGAAACCACCTTTCAAGGCTATGTAACTTATATCATTCTTATCTGAAGAGAATGAGAAATAAAGTGTCTCCTTCCAGTTTGGTGTTAAATCATTGAAGTTGATACACTGGTCATCGTGAATAATATCTGTGTGACTTTCATCATAAGCCCAAGCCTCTTGTACATTGTCCCAGTATCTTCTATAATTGCTACTTGCAGGACAAATTGCAACTTGGTCTCCATCAATAGCAAATCTCATGTGACCCCAGACTTCCTTCGGATACTTACCTTCTGCATTTGTATTCAAAGCATAAGCGGTAAGTCTATAAGTCTTACTTCCAACCGTTCCCATATCATATCTGGTTTCTTTTTCTTCTCGGTTTGCTAATTGAGCACTTATATCAGTATATCCGCTTGGCATTGTATAACCGAGCCATCTCTTTTCATCATATAAGTTAGTTCCAACAACCAAACAAGAACTTGGTGCTTCAACTTGTTCATAAAGTCCCAATGTTCTATAAGCACTTATATCATCTACACCTTCATTACCGTGTGAAGATACAATAGTTCCTTGTCCTGCTATTGTAATGTTGCTAAATGCTTCATCTAACTCATACTTGGAACTTGTTTCAGTCTTCTTGTAATAATCTTCAATACTTTCATCAAAGGAGTTTTTAGTAAGGAATGTTTCAAACAATTCACCTGTGGTCATATAACCACTTAAAGTGTTTGTATCAACTTTTGTGTCTAACTTATTATCAACTTCAGCACTATAAGAATAGAATGAAGGCCAAGTTACATAACCAGAACTTTTAATTCCAATATAAGCACTTAACCAATTTTCATCTACACCTAGAATTAAGCTGTTCTTATTACTTACAACTCCACTGTAAGCTGTCATTGTCTTATCAACAGCCAAGTTTAAGTAATTTTTAACACCAAGAGGAACAAGTGTATTACCTTTACCTGTTAGTGTCCAATCGTGGATTACTTCATTTAAACCACCACCAGTACCTTTACTTGGTGTTACATTCAATCTTGAAAAGGCTAAATTTCCAAATGAGTCATAAAAATATAGGTCAAACGCTTCATTACCTTCTACGAGAATGACAGCTCTACCATCTGAGCCAAGTGGAACTTTAAATGGGTTCTTTGTACCATCAAAGTTCTGATAAGAAATGTATTTTGTATTTGTTCCAGCAAGGTATATTTCAATCCAGCCACCTACAAGTGGCTTACCACCGTTACCTTCAATCTGGAAAGCTGGGTCCAGCAAATATGATAAGTTGGCATTTGATATTGCCATAAAGAAACCTCCATCACGGCTCCACTACCGAGCCAGAACATTCTAAGATATTTATAGAAAAAGGAGGGACAAAATTGTCCCTCCTTCAACTTAACCAACTAGGAGTAGAATTGGTCAATTATTCTTATTCAGCGTCTTTGAGATAAGCCAAAGATACACCTCTAGCTTCTACAGTGCCAGCCATATAAGGTGCGTCCCATCTTACGGTGTTGATAGCACTTACACCATCAGTGAAAGCGTTAGCAAAGACCTTGATACCTGCAGTATCACCTACACCAGTCTTATCAGAGAGCATAAATTCAAGAGTATTTACTGGAGTATAGTCATAAGCACCTTTAGCACGAACCATAGCTGGATAGTAAGTACCAGAGGCAGGAACACTAACTTTCTTTCCACCCAAAGCAGAAGTGTTAAGGTTACGAGCACCAACATCATCTGTTACAACTGGGTTGATGGAAATATCAACGGAAGTACTAGAAAGTGCAACATCTTCCTTTACAATGAAAGCATAAGGAACTGTAGTTTCATCACCAACAGTATCACAAGCATAAGCACCTGCAACCCAAATTGGAGTACCAGCTTTCAATACAACATCAGCAGCGGTTGTGACACCAGAAAGTGACAAAGTATCAGCTTTGGTAATGTTCTTAGCTTTAGCACCAGAGAGAGCATCAATTACTGACTGTTCCATCTGGAGAGGAACGAGGAAGCGTTCTTCATTGAAACGAGTTCCATCAAAGGTACCAATATCACCATTATAAAGTGATGGAGTACCAACTGGCTGGAATTGCTGACCATTTGTACGGATTACAGCAGCTGCCTGTGGGTGAATAAAACCAACAATGTCTTCGTTTACAATGGACTTAAGGTGAGCATTTGCCTTGGCAAGTGGTCTGAAACCTTCACCAACGAAGCAAGTATTTACCTGTGGAATCGCCTTCTTAACTTCTTTACGAATAACAGCATTAACGAGCTTACCGGCATAGGTTTCAGCAATTTCATCTTCCCACTTAATATCAGTGACAAGTTCAAGAGCATCAGCACGAACAGAGTTGTTCATATTGGTAATGGTAAGTTCTACCTTGCGTTCATCAATATCACGAGGAGAAATAACCAAACCTTCAACAACATTACCAGCATCTGGAATAACGAACTGATAAGTCTTACCAGAACGCATCTTACCATTAATCTGGTCGGAGAAATAGTCACGAGAACCAATCTTCAAGAAGCCAGCCTTTTTAGCCATTTCAAGAGAAAGAATCTGGGTGAGTTTGTTTGTAATTACAGCATTATCAACTGTGTGCATATTATTTGTAGCCATATTTTATAACCTCTTATCTTATTCTACCTTTGCTTTGGAAGTATCTGATAGCTTCAGCTTCAGTCATTGGCTTATCCAAAGTAAGGCCTGTGTTTAAACTGTTTGAATTTTGAACGATTTTACCAGTATCAGGTAGTTCCTTCTTAACAGGTGCTGTGATTTTGGCTTTTGTGGCTTTTGTTCTTTCGTACTGTAACATACGATTTTCAAGTTGCTTCAATTCATATACTTTGTTATATGGATTACGCAACTTCATAATTCTATCTACAACTTCAGGCTTCATAATAAAATGTCTAATCAACTTAGGCGAATTATCACTATCCTGGAGATAAGATAAAACTGTGCCATCTTCTTCGCTCATTAGAAATTCACTGAACTTATTAAATCCGTATTCAGGATGTTTAATGCCGAAATTTGTTTCAGCATCTGCTACCATCATCTTATAACGGTTCTGTTCATTCACATCTGGGAAACAAGTTTCCAAGCGTTCCTGAGCAAGTTCAGTATTTTCTTCTCTACGAAGATTTTCAGAACCTTCATCATATTCCTTTTGCAAGCGTTCAACCATCTTTGAGTTCCATTTCTGGTCAAAGCGGTAATCATTATAGCTGTTATTATCACCTTTGAAATCTTCTAAAGTGAGTCCCTCAAACTTCTTAAGGCGTTCTTTCAATTCCTCAATTTCTTTTAACTTTTCGTTAAGTTTAGCTTGAGCTTCTCTGCGTTTAGCTTTTTCTTTCGCAAATGAATGAGCTATCTTATCTTGCTGTGTTGGAACTTTCTTTTTGTCTACATTAACAGCTTCAACTTTCTCAGGGTTTTCTTCTGTAACGGGACTTGTAGATGTTTCCTCTTTTACTGGTTCATCTGAAGAGGTTTCGGCTGTAGTGGTTTCAGCCCCAGGAGCTTCTACATTAACTTCTGTTGATTTAGTTTCATCACTCTGTTCGGGTTGAGAAGTCCCGCCCATAGCTTCTACTTCATCAAATGATTTACCACTAATATAAGATTCGGCTTGTTTTTCTGTCCATGCCATAACTTTACTCCAAAAACAGGTTCAAGGGCACCTGTTGCCCAATTTTAAAGTGGGTGTTTCCACACCCACACTTAGTATTTATAAAAACTTTAAGTTACATTCCAACCAACTTGCTGTGTTATAGTTCCATTGGTTCTCTTAATATCCTTTTCAAGGTGTATAACAAGTGTACAACCAGCCCAAGGTTCAGCAGGATAAACACTTGGTACATCCCAGCTTTCACCTGGATTGGAAGCCAAACAACCAATGTAAACACCTTGGCTAAATACACTCTGAGTATGGTCTACTGCAGGACCTTCAAAAGACCAAACATAATTTGCGTCTCCACTTTCAGCGTCCCAGCAAGTAGCGTGCATAACACAACCATAATTTGCTACTGAAGTTGATACACCCCAGTTCAATACCGGAGGAGCTTGTCTTGGGTTGTAATCAACATAATCATCATCAGCAATACCGATGGATTTATAAGTTGTAGAAGCCATTTCCAAAGTACCAAAGCGTCTTGTATTGCGACTTCCAATGGTAAACATCTTCCAATATACTGAGTTTCTATTGACAACATAAAAATCATTGGTGTTTGTGTTATACCAGACAAATGGTAATGAAGTCATACCAAATACACCTCTATGTGTACTATTAAAGATTGTACCCCTATAAAGTGCGAACTTCATCAACCAGTTATAACCACTGAACTTATCCAAATAAGGTTCTTCATTACCAACATAAGAATACAAGTGCTTATAGTCATCTGCTACTAAGTTTGTTCTTGTAAGTCTAATCCAGTGACTGTCATCGTACTCACAAGTATTTCCAATCCATTCACCTTCAACAAGTGTTTCAGGAACACCCGAATGTAACCAGTGCTTACCTCCAACTTTGAAGTTGTTATGGTTACAACTTACAAGGATTTTCTTGCTACTGTTTTGGATTTGTTCAACAGTAGCACTTATGTTGTTATGGTCAAGTATAATTTCTGTTCCTTCAATCTTAGCATTAATATCACTGTTCTTGACTGTCAACTGTGTCGCATAAGTGATTAAAGGAATGGAAATGTTCACATTATCAAGCAATGAGTTACTTAACAACTGTAAACTACCTGTACCAGCAATACTCCCTCTACGAATATCCAATTTGTATAGAACAGACTGTGCTGGAATTGTAAACCAACTGTCTACTGCATTAAAGGACATATTTGAACCAATACCATTGACAGTTAAACTTACATTATGGAACTCATAAGGACCATCACTACCTAAAGTAATTGTTCCATAACAGTTCTCTATTGTACCACCTGATAAGACAGTAGCATTGATTTCTTGTTCACCTAAGTCCCCATAGTTACTTTCATTCTGTTTGTTCTTCAATAAGATGTAAGTGTTTGCGTCTTTACAATTCTGTAACAAGATTGTATTACCCGAACTTGTTAATTGGCTCCAGTTATAATTATCTGTAAACCAATCTGTCTTAATAACACTGTTATCAATTTCAACTGTACCTGCAATTACTTATTTGCTTCAACGAACTCACAGTTGTTAAACACACAGCCATTCGGTGAAGTCTCTAACTTAATTTTAGTGTTACTGAAACTCAAAGGATTAAGTAATTCATCAACCACATATCCTTGACGAGCTCCTTCTGCAACTGCTACTGACTTTAACCAACTTGTGTTAATCCAGTCTGCATAAAGCTTATATTCACCAATTTGTCTTCCCTGTTCAGCTATGAATAAGTATCTACCTTCCTTATACAATTTAGAACAAGATACAACTGTACCTGTAGTACCTTCCTTAATAACAAATCTGGTTCTATCGTCACAGATAATATTCTGTCTAACACTTACAGTATTACTTCCATTGAACATATAGTAACCATTTGAAACACCTTTTGTAAAGGCTGGGAAGTATAAGTCCTTAGAATAATTGTTAGCTGCTACTGCAGCTTTGGTTCTTTGTCCTAAGTTAGAAGTAGCTCCATCGGAAGTATCATCCGGTAAGTCACCATACCATCTTACATCAATATAAGTTCCTGGAATTTTCATAATCCAAGCACCTGTATTCTGTGTATTGGACTTGATACAGATACCACCATCGTCTGAATAAAGACCACTTTCGTGCCAAATGTACTCACGAGTTGGACAGTCATCTTTTTCATAATAACCAAGGACTGTAACAACTTGTCCATCTATCATTCCTTCAAAGTCCTTCAAGTCTGCAATCGTTTCTAGGACGAGTCCATTGTCACCACCACCACTTGAAGACTGGTCAGCTTTAATCAATTCTGTTTTATAAAGGAACCAAGAGTCTTCATTCTGGTCGCTTTCCATATTACCAGAACCAATATAACGCCAGTAACGAACTGTATAATCACCGTCACCAAGCATTATCTGATGAGTTGTTACTTTATTACAATAAATTGGGTTCTGTAATGTTGTTACACCATCTGTAGAATAAATGTTTTTAAGTTCTGTTGTATCAGCTTCATAAAAACCAATCTTACCTAAAAGTGGCTTAGCGTTATCATCAAAAATTACAGCCCAAGTATCTGTGTAATTTCTCATAAATTAATCCTCCAATCCTAAGATTGCTTTCAAATGAGCTTGTTCCCAATTCTTGTATTCAGGTGTTTTCTTTTCATCCCAAGAGGCATAACCCTTAGACCATCTGTCAAACTTAGATTGTTCAACTTCTTCAGGTTTAGAACTTCTACCTGCATAGTTAGCACCTTCCTTAACACCTCTTTCCCCAAAAGTTTTCCAAGCATCAGCAACACCAGCTAATCCTTTAGTCAAAACACCAGCGTCATCAGTACCTTTAAGAACTTTCTTGTAATGTTCAACTACTGCTGGTCTAACTTCATTTGCGTAATAAGGTTTAAGAACTTCTTCACCTGTTTTAGTTTCTTTGTAAATGTAAGGATGTGATGTTCCTTCTGCAGCGCCATTCCATAGAGTTATTGCTTCCAACTTTTCACCTCTCGGAGCGTCTCGTAAAGTTTTCAAGTCTTTTTTCATTGGGCTATCCGGTAATCTATCAACTGCTTTATCCCACTTTGTAGGCTTAGAAGCAAGTTCATACTGTTTTAACCAGTCACCTTTACCAAGTTGTTCGGTACCCTTCTTTATGTTCTTTACATCTTGTTTAGCTTGTAAATAATCATCAGCTTTTTGAAGTTCATCACCTAAAGCACCCAACCAGCCTTTTTCAGCATTACCAGCATACTTTTCACCTTTTCTTAACAACATAGTTGGAGCTAAGTCAGTACCAGCATTGAACATCAAATCTGTTCCAAAGTCTTTACCAATTTGACTCCAATCTTTTTGATACTTACTTTCTTCATTAAGTGGTAAAACACCTTTATGTTGTAAGTCACGCAAGCCACGAACAGCTGGTCCTATGACAGTACCACCAACACCTGGGATAAAATCACCAACTGCACCAGCACCACCATAAAGCAAATCACTTACATCTTCACCTTTATTGTACCATTCACCTTTATCACTGAATATAGACTTTTCAGGTTCATTGATGTATCTTTGCTTTGCGTAATCACTTGCAAGCATTTTCTTATACCAAGGCCAATCATTAACTTCATCAACTCTTGCTTGAATTTCATTTGACTTCTTAACATCTTCCAAATGTTCATTCCAAGCTTCGTCTAGTTTATCTACACTTGTTCCTAATTCTTCAGCTACATCTTCCTTAGAAGCCTTACCAGCCTTAGACCAATCTTCACCTTCTTCAAGTGCTTTAATAAGTCTGTCCTTCAACGGTTGAATACTTACTTTTTTATTAACTTGTCTATAACCAGTATAATCACGAAGTGTGCCACGATGGGAAATCCACCATTTAGCTTTGTCTGGTGCTTTAACATAATCTTCGTAATACTTATCACGAAGACCATCATCATCTAATAGCCATTTTTCTATTGCGTCTTCCATTGTAACACCTCAACTTATTTTCTTTTACTTGTTACTTTCCACTTTCCACTGATAGGGTCTTGAGTAGTTCCATAACCAAGTGATTTGGCTCTTAACATTTCAGCTTTTGTGTTTAAGGTTTGACCTATTGTGAAACTTGGAGCTTTATATCCGGCTTTCTTAATGTCTTGTTCAGTGTAACCTTGAACATTACCACCATAATTAGAGTTAAAATCGTTCATAGCCTGTTGTTTTGCTTTTCCTGAAGGCATACGATTAATTTCTTCTCTAGCAGCTTTAGCTTTAGCTTGCAAGTCTGCTTCAGCTTTCTTTAATTGAGCTTCAGTCATACTTTCATTTGGAACAAGTTCATTAGAAACTTGTGGAGCGACTTCAGGATGTGAAGGAGTGAGTGACGGAACTTCTTCTAACTTAGGAGCTTCAACACCAAATCTACTGTAAGTATTTCTAATCTTAGCATCGTAAAGAGCATTGATATTAGCTTTATCAGCTTCATTTGTAGTTTGTCCTAAAGCCTGTTTTCTTTCTGCATTAAGTACATCAATTTCACCTTGAGCTTTGCCTAAGTTCTTTTTGTTTTCCAAATCCAGCAGTCTTTTAGCATTAGCTTCTTGAGAACTTCTATTAGCGGCAGCCTGTTTAGCTTGAGCAGCAATACTTGCAGCTTGTAAAGCAGCTTGTGCAGCTCTCTGTTTTTCTGCTTCTTCAGCTTGGAACTTACGAGCTTTTTCTGCTTCCTCTTCAGCTCTACGCTTTTCACCATAGTCTCTGACCATTCCATAGATTTTATCCCACTGGTCTTGAGAAGCTTTAGACTTATTGGCATTTGCAGCATTTACATTCTGTGCCCACTGTACAAATTGTGGGTCCCAAACTGGTATATCAAATTTATTTGCAGCCATCTTTTACCTCTTTAAATTGATGCTAAAGTAAGTTGGTTTTGAGCTTGTGCTTGAGCTTGTTTCATAGCCATTTCTTGTTGTAACTTATTTGCGTTCCATTCCTGGAAGTCATTAGCTAAGTTACCGTACATACTAATCTGTGCATCACGAACATTCTTAAGTTGGTTCAAGCGATTTTGCTGATTTTGAATGTTACTGTTCCAAATCTTATAAGCAAAGTCACGGTCTTGGTTCATAGCTTGTAAAGCATCTTTATACAAACTTTCATTCTTTTCAGCAACACCAGTAGCAATCTGATTAGCGGCACCAGTACCTCTACCAATACCTGCACCAGCCGCAGTATGTTGTAACTGGTCACTGGTCTTATCAATGATAGCTTGTTTGTTTGGAGCATAATAATCGTTTACATCGTAATCGTTATTAAAATCTTCAAAGTCATAAACAAATTCATTCGGGTCATAAGTATCTACCAAGTTCTGATAAGTATCTACATCAGACTGACGGCCGACTGAATTATTTTCACGATAATAATCCTCAAACATTTGTTTTAAGTCTGCATAGTTTGTATTCAACTGTTTAGCAGCTTGTTCAAGGATTTGTTGCTTGCGTCTTTCATCGTCAGCATCAGACCAAGCTTGGAAAGCACCTGCTAAAAGACCAACACCACCACCAATAAGTGCACCCCAAGGACCTCCAACGGAAGCACCTGCAGCGGCTCCAGCTCCAGCATTTGTTAAAACGGTTGCAGCACCTTTTGAAGAACTCATAAATTTTCCTCCATTCTATATTTATCCTTTTATGGTGAAAAAGGCTTGACAATATCCAGTCACAGCAATTTGATTTTCACCTTTCTTTATAAGATGTTCACCTTTAGCATCTGTAAATCTAAAGTCATAATGGTCTGGTAAGTCTATAATACAATCACCCCAAGCGTGTATGAAGCACATATTTCCTCTTAGGGATATACAGTAATTATTGCTTTTGTACTTTAGATACTTACCAATAAGAGCTAAAGCTAATTCCTTTAAATCACTGAACTGTGTAATATCATTTGTTTCAATTCCATTAAGTCTCATTTTATACCTCTTAACGAATTTCACTTCGTTCAATTAGAACTCATCTACAAGTGCATACTGTATCTTTCCACCCATTATAGCAAAGTTCACATTGTCACTTACACTAATTTCAACACAGCATATCTTATGAATACCTAAGTTAAACCATTCTACTTCATATTGATATTGACCTTCTTTACCAAGTAATCCAATTTCCTGGTTTGACCAGTCACTTCCACTGTCACTGTATCGCATCATTATCTGAGGAGCTTTATCTGTCTGTAGAAGTTCCTGATTAACAAAGTCACCTGTGTTACAGACTAACTTTATTCCATCAACATAATAAGACTGATAATTGTTCATTAACATACCACTTCTTCTTACTCTAAGAATAGGTCTGTCATCGTATTCCTTCCACTTGTTAAAGTCCAAATAAACTAAGTGTCCATCTGGTGTTCCAAACATTAACTTATTCTGGTGAAGAGTAGCAAAGCCCAATCTCCAATAATGGTGAACATTACTTCTTAAGTCTCTTGTACTTCTTCTGTGCCATAAGCCTTCAGTTAAATCATATACAAGTGTATAATCATCATCTTCAAAAGTCAAAGCATAAAATAAGTGTCCGTTTTCTGTCCAACACTGTCCTCTAGCATCTTGTGGATTCTTCATTGAGCTTATCTTGCGTTCAATTTCAGGTGTACTTATCTTGCTAAGTTGATTACCTTTCCACTGATAAACTCCATTCTCACCAATACTAGAAGCTCCTAACCAGAACACATAATCACCCACGTGACTTAAACTTCTAACAGCTTTAATACCAATGCTGTTAGCTGCATTAGTTGGACTTACAAAAGGTGCATCAACATCACTGTTATAAGTAAATATCTGTGTAGACTTAGGTCCAAAAGTATATAACAAAGTAGCATTTGAAATTAAGGCTGTTACATTATCAGGACTCCATTCAGCATAAGTCACAAAGCCATAATTCTTATAACCAGCTTCTACACTTCTTACTGAGTTTATCATAAAAATATCATAGTCAACTTCATCAGTACCTTCTATTGTTCTTTCAAAAGGATACTGGTAAGTGATATAGAAAGCATCTGTGTCCTTGTCATTCACAATAAGGTAATTGTAACAATAAGCACAATGAGTTGGAACAATTCTCTGTACAGGTTCATTTTCATTTTCCTGTCTAACTCTATAAGGTAAAGCTATTGTTCTTATATCATTAATCATTCCTTCATCATCTAGTTCTGTATTGACAGCCCAAACAGAAGCACCATCAACTACAATTAAGTGTGGATTAGCACTTCCTTCACCACCTGTTTCACACATACCTACTGGGTCAGGAATATCAGTTAAGTCATCTGTCAATAAAGTTGCTTTATAACCGTTTTGATTTCTGATTACATATAAGCTATGACCAAATACACCAAACAATACTGGATTACCAGTCATATCTCTTGAAGCTTCAAATAAGCCTCTACATCTTCCATTAAGTTCCAATAAACTTGTGCTTCCACAGATTGAACGGAGCATAGAAGTACTTGAAGCTCCTTCACCTTGTGTTTCAACAAACAAGTTAATACTGTCACTTAAATTTGCTATACGGACATCAGATACACTCCAACCACCTACAAGATTCTGTATAAGATTTGTTTGAGCCATATTTTAATACTCCTTAAATGCCTAAGAACTTACCTGTATAGAACATATCGTAAGTGAAGTGGTTTTTATCATACTTTCTAGCAAGGAACTTATTAACAGAACTACTGCGTCTGACATTTTCTTCTAGCTCTTCAAGACGATTTTTCAACAAGTTAACAGTTGTGTCACTTAGTCTTGGAAACTGTAAAGCCAAATCATAAACAAGTCCAGCTGTGAAGAGTGAAATGAACTGTGCAGGTATCTTCAATTCACTGTCCATATCAAATTCAAAGAACTCATTGTAGATTACCTTATATTCGTACTTTTCATATCCAACCGGTACATAAAGTTCAACTAAGCTATCACTTACAGGCTTAATTGAGTAAATGGAACTTCTATCCTTGAAGCGATAAAAGTCTTCATAACTTACAAAGCTTAACTCATCCCACTGTGAAGTTCCCAAGTACTTACAATAACATCTTACAACTTCTTGTAAGTTCTCTACTTCAAAATCAGGAACTTGTTCAAACCAGAGTGTTTTAGCTTGAAGTTCAGGATAATAAGCTTTACCATCTGTACCACTTTGACCAACAACAAAGCCTCTCTTTGTATCTTTAGCAAATACCTTTTGACCTAAACCAAATGGACTTATATCAGGTAAAGCATCTTCATTATCACAAAAGATAATCTGGTTTTCATATTCGTCCTTGATACGATATTCACCCAAAGTCACTAAGTTCTTACCAGGAATGAAGTTAGTTTCCTTTCGGGTGAAGGATAAAAAGTTTGTGTTACTGTACTGATTGAGTCTCTTTTCAAATAAACGATAAGCACTTTCAAAGATATTACCTGGTATTGGTTGATTTCTATTAACCAAGCGTGCTTCATCACAGGCGTTCACGATAATTTCTCTTACACTAATTGGTTTCATCTTAACCTCTCTTTAAGTACTGATTGTAGTACTTCCCTAATGATTGTGAACACATCCACTGACCAAGTTGTTGTTCAGTCAATGGGTAGCTGTAGCCGTTATTAGCCAGACGAACAAAGGTTATATCACTGTGAGCAGGTCTTCTAATCTGATGAATAAAGTTACTTTGTGCTAACTGTGGAGTATTCATTCCACCAACAAAGGACTGCAAAGGATTAAATTCAACATCTTCATTTTCAAACTGTTCACGAAGGACTGGATTAGTTTGTGCTAATCCAGCCGCGAGCATATAATCATTCCAACCTTTATAAGTCATACTTATACCTCACCTTGCTGAAGTCTAGTTTCCTTATCAATCTGTTTATTGTTGGCTTTTATTGCTTCATTTACCATCTTCATCTTTTCTTTCTCAAGTCCAAGTATCTCTTTTTCATACTTAGTTTCTTCACTTGCTACTTTATATTCATTTTCAGCTTGTTTAGCTTGTATATCCATAGCTTGTGACTGTTGCTGTACACCAAGTTTAGCATATTCCAAGTTCATCTTGTCTTGATGTTCCTGTAAATCAAGCAACTGTTGAGACTTTTGATTAATGAGTTGTAACTGAAGTTCCTGAATGGTCTTCTTTAGCTCACCATTTTCCATAATTTGAGCCTCAAGTTCATTCTGTGTTTCAGTCATAACAGCATTCATCTTGTTCATAATATTAACAGCTCTAGGATCTTCGTCTTCAGTACTATCACTAATCCAGTTAATCTCAGGTGAATTAGCAACTAAGTCAGCAACAACACCATCTTTAACATCTGCATCAAGTGTTTCCATATAATGCTTAGCAATAATCTTACGAGTTACATCATCTACCATATTTGATACAGCTAAGAGTTCTTGTCTGCGTTTCATTAACTTAGTGATAACTTGAGGACCATTGATTAACTTAAACTCTGGTAACTTATCAATTCCAGCTTCCCAACAGAGCAACTGTATAACATTTCTTGTAAAGCTAAAGATAGTCTGATAAGCATTTTCATACAAGATACCAACATTACTTTCACTGTTAGCTTGCTGTGTTAAGATTTCTGTTGCAGTCTGGTCTTTCATCATTGGCTGAATTCCCATTGAAGGAATACCGATAGTTGAAGCCATTAAGTCATTACAGCTCTGTATTGTTGCCATTAAGTCTTGTGTCTGATACTGTTCAACAATAGGAATAGGTGCTACATCACCATTATAAGCCACCACCAAGCTTTCCTTTGTATGTAACTTCTCATAAAATTCTTCCAAGCCATCATAAGCCTTTGTAGGCATTATAAAATTAGCTTTTGGACTTCTATTGGCTCTTTCAAGCAAAGTTGAATAACCAAGGTTAAGACCAAATTGAAGGTCTTTTGTCATATCAACAATACCGTTATAGTCAATCTTATCCCCAACTACAATTTCATTGAAGCACAGTCTATAAATTGGGATTCTGTCAATATTGATATTAATAGGTCCTGCAACAACTTTATCACCACAAACTTTGTACATATCTACAGACCCACTTTCATTTAGTTCAAAGTAAGTAATAACAGCAATTTGGTCAACTGGTACAATCCACTGTTTACCAAAGTCCATAAGCTCATAGTTCTTTTCATTGATTACAACATCGTCACCATAAAGCATCTTAGCTCTTCTTAGGGACATAAAGTTTACTGTGGCGCCGAAGCCAGCATCTGAACCATCAAGTTCATAACAGGCTGGGTCTAAAGCAACTTGTGAAACATCTCTGATAATTTCAGGTGTTATTTTCCCATTAATTATACTTAAGACAAAGAACCCAGTACCTTGAATTGTAGCGTGTTTTAAGGCTTGAGCAAGGACATACTTAGTGTTATTTTGATTTTCAATTAAGTTCAACTTAGTTTGAATTTCCTGGTAAATACCATCAGGGTCTTCAATTTCACCGTGATAAGGTGACTTAGAAAAAGGAGAAACAATGGCTGATGTGTATTTTGGATAAAGTGTAAAAGAACGACAAATTCTATCTTGTCTATCTGTAGACTTAATCAAGTCATCAGTCCAAAATGTTCCAGAATATATGCGTAAGTCATTCTTCTTACGATTAATCAATGTTTCGTAGAAGTTTGAAGACTTTATAAGGTTATCTTTAACCTTCTTTATAAAACTCAAATTATCTGTCATAGGTTGCAACCTCTCTTGATATATTTATAGTTTTAGTGAAACAATCTTGCAGTCATTCTTGCACAGAGCTCATAATCAACTTGATTATTACCAGTACCACAGAATGTTAAAGCTAAACTGTCACAAGAGTCTGGTGACCTTCCTAAAATTTCCTTAATTTCATTCTTAGGCACCAAAGCTCTCTTACCATTTGTGTTAATAATGTAACTTGTATTTCGGATTTCTTCAATGGTATCTTTATACTTTTCACCATTGATAAAGAACCCATTTTGAATAGATGAAGCCATATTAAAGTACATACTTGTTCTAGTATTAGAGTCTTGTGGATTTAAAGGCTTTCCTCCAAAGTTTATTTCATACAAGTGTTTAACAGTAGTCTTCATCGTATCGTGAAAACCAATATTAAAGCCACCTGTAGCATCTTCATAGGTTTCATCAATATGCCACTTGTTATCAAGGCTTCTAAACCTAGAACAGATTTCTTGTGTATCAGCTTTATTCAACTTAACTTGTTCTAAGATTTCATAATCATTTCTAATTGTAAAGCAAGTACTATCAACTCCATATCGTGAAAAGTCTATACCACAGATTATCTTACCACCTGTACCAGAACTCTTTGTAGGAAAGTCTTCTAACTGAACAATACAGTTCTCAATAACAGCATCAAGTATTTCACCATAAAGTTCTTGTCTTCTCATTAATGGGTCAGTAATTGCTTCTTCAGCTAATTGGAGAGCTTCTTCTTTAAGGAACTTATTATCTCTCATTTGAGCTGTAAATACGTCCCAATCTCCTTTCTTTATATGATTACGGACTTCAGTATTAAACCAACAACCCATTCTAGGTGTTGAACAAAATCTAATTTTAGGATTTTCAATCTTAGCACCACGCAAGCAAGGTACAGCAATACCCCATAAGTTCTGTGGGGCTAAAGCAGCTTCATCAAGGAATAAGTTATTACAGTCAGTTTGACCACGGCAAGCATCTGGTGTACAGTAAGTAAATCCAAGTGCTTTTCCCTTACCATAGCTTATCATCATTTGACCTTTATTATAGTGTGGTGTAATTCCAAGGTCTTCAAAGCGTCTTAAAACTTCTTCAAAGAGGTTTTGACTTAAAGACTTAAAAGATTGTGAGAAGCACAGAGACTTCTCACCTCTTAAAATAGCTTGTACGATAAGCCAAGATAGAATAACAGTTTTACCTACACCACGGCCTGAATAAATACCAGCAACCTTCTTGTCACTGTTTTTAAGCTGCATTTGAACAGGTAATAGTGAAACTTGTTTTATCATTAGGCTTCCACAAACTTAACAACAACTTCTTCTTGGTCAGGTGATTTCTTTGTTTCAATGGTAGTTTCCTTATTAACACCCCAGTTCTGTCTATATCGTCTTTCCAAAATATCAAAGTATCTCTTAGCTCCGCCAGTGAAATATCTCTGTGATAAATCTACCTGTATCTGATTACACATATTCTCAAGCCATTCATCAAACCACTCAAGCGCTTCTATCGTGACCTTACAAAAGTGTTCAGGGTGTGGAGCACCTTGTCTTTTATTGAAGTTCATTAAACCTCTAAGGTCTTTAGGCAAATATTGCTGATTATGAGAATACCAGACTTGAAAGCGTCTTGCACTCAAAGGTTTATCCAAGGTGTCCTTATTCTGTTGCTGACACATTAGATAAAAAGTCATCTTATCTTTTCTTGCACCATCTGCTACCATATCAAAAGTATCTTCTAATGAGTTACAATCAGCATAAACTGGCTCAGTGAAATTTTCCTTGAGCCAGTCTATCACTTTAACCCATTTAGCAAATGGCTTTCCAATACTAGCCATTTACTACCTCACTACTTTTCTTCCGGTTTATCTTCTTCAGGTTTATCTTCAGGCAATTTTTCCTTTAGGGACTCCATTACCTTGTAGATAAAGTTGATTTTCTGGTCAAGCACAATAAGTGCATTAAATAGGTCTTCGTTTGTTACTTTCTTTTCTGCCATATTAAATATCTCCTTAAACGAGTTCTCAGCACTCGTTGCTGTGGCTTTTATTAGACTTCTTCTTTGTTTTCTTCGTAAGTAAATTCTTCTTCAGCACCATTTTCTAATTCAGACAAAGCTTCCTGTACAAGAGCAATATCTTCTTCAGTGAATTGGTACTTCTCAATAAGTGCATTTAATACTTCAACTAGATTTTCCATATTAGGACCTCCTTAGTATTTATATGTTTACTGTCCTTAGAAAACCCACAGTATATTTCAACTGTGGGAACTTATTGGAGACATAACAATGAATAAGTGGTTTGAACCACCAAGAGTATTTATTAAATTACTTGTCCAGGCTCAAGCAATCTTACATCTTGAAAGTTTTGTCCGTAGTTCCTTGTAAGCCAAAAGATGCTGTTTATCCTCTCTGCTAAGAACCCACCAATTCTAGCTTGGTAGTCAATGCTTATATTCTTGTCTTGTGCAGGCTTTATCAAGTCAGTAGTCTTTACCCATTCTTTAGCTCCTTCAATATCCTGTGGACAGCCAAGTATTTGCATAGTTTGTGTAACTCTTGGTATTACGAAACTTAGCCAATCACCAATCACTTGTCTAGGAGCACAGAATATGTTATATGGTACAAACAGGTTACCATTCAATACAGCTAATTCTTCCTTAGGTAAAGCCTTAGTCAAAGCATCTACAATTATCCTTGAGTGATAGTGTTCAAGTTGTTGTAAAAGACTGCAAGGAAACTTAATTGGATTAGCTACTTGAATACCTATCCTTGGATATATTTTTCTACGATAAGCACATAAGCAAGCACAATCTTCATTCCTTATGGTCTTATAGATGTAGTCCCAGAATGTAATTTCACCAAAAACTTTAGAGTCATAAACACTGTTCGCCAGGATAGCTCCACTTTCTTCAGAGAAATCCTTGAAGTCTGTTAAATATACTTTGTTTGAAATATCACCAAACTTATCTTCAAAGGGCTTATGACAGACCACAAAGGTGTAAGTGTGACTATAATCCGGGTACATTTCCTTGTCTTGTTCAATGTTGTGGTTTATAAACTTCATCTTTCAACTCCTTCTCTTCTTCAATTTCTTTTACATAAGCTTCTATGGCTTGCTTTAATTCTTCGGCTACTGGTTTTAAATCAACGGTCTCCCAGTTATTGTATTCAGCACTTATAGCCGCACAAGCAAAATCGTTCCATTTAGATGTTACATCACTTAATTTGGTCATACTCTATTTATCAACTTAGAAAAAGGCCATCAGTACAAGACCAATGACCTTTTAACCTTAATATAGGAGTAACACAATGAAGCGTTACTTTATTTATATTATTTCTTCAGCCACGGGTGTTGTTTTCTGGGCTGGTATTCTTCCACCCAAGCTTCATACTTGCTATCAGGTGGGATTAAACCCAATCTAACTTGGCGTCTGAAGGTCAAGTAACCGTGGCTTCCTTTGTCTATATTTCTTCATATACAAGTTCATGTACTCTGTACCAGATACTCTTTGGTCAGGTAAGCTATGGTCCTTATGTTCAGCCCAGTATTTCTTAAATCCAGTTCCATCATATCCTGCGTCTTTCATTCCTTTAAGACGAGCTTGTCCTTCAGGGCTCTGCCAATAATCTTTCAACTGTTGGCTCCTTACTTTCTTTTGTTCATCATTCCACTTTCTACCCATATCATTCTTCTCCAGCTTTTGACGTGTCTTCATCAGTTATGTCTTGTAACATTGGTGTATTAACTACTTCAGTTATTTGCTCTTGTGTAGAAGCTCTTGCGAGTCTCTGCCACCATTCACATCTATCAATTGGACTAGCACTTATGGCTTGAGCTACAGCTATGTCATGTTCCCATTTCTTTCTTTTCTTTTTAGGCATTGTTCGGTCTCCTAATTAATTTGTTTTCAACTTCTTTAAGAACTCCAACATTTCACTCTGTGGAAGTTCGGGATTTGGCTTCACTTCCTCTTCGTCTTCCTCAATTCTCATTAAGGCTTCAAGACGCTTCATCTTTTTGGAGATTAAATCCACCTCATCAAAATTCTGTGCATTCAGTGCCTTCCAAAAATTGTCGGTGAGTGCTGTCATCTGTTCTTCTATTTCAGCCCTTGTCATTTGAAGTCCTCTTCCAAAGCTTTCATTCTTCTTGCATTGTACAGTTCTTTTAAATATGAGTCCGAAACTTCTTTTTCAAATACAACTTCTCCACCAAAACCAAAAATATTTTGATATTTTGTGTAAGAGTGTATGTTATAATCCTTACAGTTATTAGCCAAATATTGTGTTAATTTATCGTAAACTACTTCACTAGGAAGTTTTCCTATTGATGAATCCGACCATACTAAAGCTCTCCCATCAACATAAAGTACGTAACGATAATTTATATTTACTTCTAACAAATCTGGAATTTTGTATTCAACTATTTGTAGTTTCATTTGAAGTCCTCATCGAGTTCTGCAACTTTAGAAACGTATTTGAGTGTCTTAACTCCAACTTCGTCTATTTCATCAATCTGTATAATGTTCTGTTTTATAGCCCACTTTACCATCTTTCCAGCTGCGACTTGAAGTAATATATCCTCATTCACTTCATTTAGTGCGTTTGGTACAGAGTCAGTTAGAAGTATTTTTCCATCATCATCTAGCAAATAAAGCTCTGTAACTTCTTTGTCTCTGTGTATTACAAATTTCATTGTTTGTTCTCCTATATGTTATTTGTTATTATTATTTATGCAGTTTAATTTGTGTTCAATTTCTCTATCAGACCATCCTTCAGATTTAGCTTTTGAAATAACAGCATCTAAAGTCTGTTGGTCATTCATTTTTGAACAAGTTGAAAGTGCACTGAATAAAGAACTATCACTGTTACCATTACCACTTGTTTGTAAAAACGGTGTGTTAAGATAATATACAACATTATCCTTTTTCAATGCCTTCCCATTTGGGTCATATTCATCTTCAACAGTAAAGTGCGTTTGCTTAGCGTTAAGACTACGGTTGATGGTTTGTTTTAGTTGTTCCATTACCAAAATTTCTTTGACGCCACGTTGAAGCTCTTGCAACTCAATAGGGAAATAATTATTTGGTTGATTTAGCAATAACTTTTGTTCTTTACCAGTATCTTTTCTAATAGCTCCAGGTCTTCTTGTCAATCTAGCTGGATTACTGCATTTGTTATCACTTTTACCACCAAAGTAAGTTCTGTCAATGTATTTCCATATTTGTTTGTAATGTTCCTTACAATAACTTTCAAATGAAGGATTAAATTCAATGATACAGTGTAAGGACTTTTTACCGCTAAATGTAACTCTAACCAGTTTATCCTTTAACTGTTCAGCCATTGCTTTCTGTTCTTCAAGTGTTGTGTTATCCATTTCAAATAAGAATCTTGTGTGTTTTAGACAATTCATATCCATTCTACTTGAAAGGTCTTTTAATTCATTCAACACTTCATATTCGTAAGTTTTATGTGGTGTATTGTAGATTTTGTATTTGTCTGCGTAAACTATCATTTTTGCTCTCCTCTTAAGTCTATCTTCTCTTGAGTCTTTATTATAACTTATATTTTTTTTTCATTTTTAAAATTGAATGTTCTTTTATTGTGTGTATTGTGTGTGAATTCAGCTAAGCCCAATAAGCGTCTAGGTTAAGCTGCGACTGGGATTGTGTGTAAATTGTGTGTATATTGTGTGTAAAGTGCCAATAATTGTGTGTAATTATAAATGAATGTGATAGTAGAAGGAGAAAAAGAATGGCTTCGCAGCCATTCTTTTCACTTCATTCTTAGCCACAAAGTTCATTTAAAGCGTCACCGCAATTTACAATAATGTAACCACGGGCACGCTTACCATTAACTTTATAGTTTGTATCACGAAGGTGTACTGTATTGTATGATGGATTTGAAGTCAACCATTTTTCAATACTTTCTCTAACAGGGTCTTTATTGGTATAAGATACTCTCTTTTGATTGAAAAAAATACCAATATCATTTGCCAACTTTGGATTGTCTGTTACAGGATTAGGTTCACTTTGTTCTCTATAAGGTGTAATTTCCAAGTTAATCTTATTAATCAATTCCTTTAAACTAAACACCATTTCATCATCTTCATCATTATGTTCTTGTAGAGTTTGAATGTAAGATGGTAAATGGTCATTCCAAGTTTCTTCTGCCATAATTTGAAGTTCTTCTTCTTCATCGGTTCTTGCGTTCCAATTACAGAACTTTCTATCACCAAGTTTCTGTTTTTCGCACATATTCTTAAACAAATCAAAGGCTTCATAATTACCATTTAGTTTGTCTAAATCTTCATCTGTACACATAACAAGTGACTCACCATTGATAACTTTTGGATATTTTTCAATCATCCATTGTCTGTAATCAACACACCACTGTAAGAAGTCTTCCTTTTCACTTAATAGTTTGTTTATCATTTCTTGCTTTGGAATAATATTCTTTTCATCAAAGTTCTTAAGGAATACTACAGGCATAGCTCTAGTTCTACCGTGTTCATCATTTACATAGAATGAATTATTGGTTGCTACAGCTACACAAAGTCCTTGTGGCTTCCAGTTAATTGGATTTAAGTTCTTCTTTTCAATAGTGAGCATATCACCACCACTTAAAGCTTTGAATTTATCTTCACCAAATAGCTTTGAAACTGATTTACAATCACTAAGATAAATCAACTTCTTATTGAAAGCTTTTACCAATCCAAATCTATCTTCAGAACTAAAATCCTGCACAGCCATATTACTAACATAATCTTCACCAATCAAATCAGTCAATATGTTAATGAAGACACCTTTACCATCATTACCCTGACCACCAATAACAAGTACTTGTCTTCCACTAAATTTAGCATTTAGAACAGAGTAAATGAAATGAGCAATCTTTAGTTTATCCATCATTGGGTCATAAAATCTTCCATTTTCAAGGAACATCTTCCACCATTTAGGAAGTTCTGGCATTTTATCGTGCTTGAAAGCAATAGGAAGTTTCAAATGTTTAACAGCTGTTTCATTTTCATCATTACTAAATGTAGGAATAGTTTTAGTTCTACTTACATCTACAGGTAAAATTAATCTTTTACTTAACACAGCAATTTGGTCTTGTAAACTCCAAGTACTTCCATATCCATTATCAGGAATAATTGTACAAGAACCATAATACCATCTTTTCTTTGTAGCATCACCTTTACCTGTAGGTTCATCTATACCAACTTGATTAATGTTTATACTGACACTCTCAAGGAATATTCTTGGAACTCCAGCATTCATTAACTTTTCTTCAAGCGACATTGGTTCATTATCCCAATCAAAACTTTCTATTGTTTGATAAGTTAACTTTGCCCACTTGTCAAAATCAGCATTGAAAGTTCTGAAGAATGAAGGCCAAAATTGAGTTTCATCATCAAGACTGTTTCCCAACAATTCTCTTTCAGTTCCTTTCTTAATCATAAGATTATATAACTTATGGTCAAGGTCAATATACAAGTTCATATCCTTATCCTTGTATATTCTGTTGAAAATAAAGTAATCATCTGTAGCAGTGTACTTATTTCTGAATTTGTAAGAAGTAAACAATTTTACATTTTTCACTCTTACATCTTCACCACCATTAATGATGTGGTCAATGGCTAAAGTTGCTTCACTCTTATTTTGGTTTGTGTGAAGTCTTTCTTCCATTACAACTTTTTTCGCAGAAATAATATCTTTTACAAACTGTTCCCAAGTATAATTCTTATTATCAAAGTATCTTGGGAAGTTTGTAGCATTGACAGTTTTAGCTTCACCAGCTTTATCCTTACCATTGACAAATTCATTGATACAGCAAATTCCTTTTTCAAGAATTGTCTTTTCTTTGAGCTTTACCCATTGGTCAGAATGAAACCAGAAAAACTCGCAACCGGAAGTTGTTATTATCAAGCTTCATATTGTCATTTAGCTTGCTATTAAAGTGTTCTCTGATTTGTGTAATCTTATCATTTAACTGTTTATCTTTCATTTGTTTTACCTTCTTTGAAATTATTATAGAACTTGTATTTGATGTTAAGTATATTCTGCAAGTCCTTAACAGATATACCTTGACCATTATTGTCACTAGCAATAATAATATTTTGCTTACCTCTTGTCAATGCCACATACAAAGCATTAAAGGACTTTAAGTTCAAATCACTACTTGTTAAATAGCAACAAACATTTTCCCATTCCAAGCCTTGTGCTTTATTAACTGTTATGGCATAAGCAAGTTTGAAGTTACACTTTAAATCCATTGGACTACACTTTACTAAAGTATTATCCACCAAAGATTTTAAAATGACAAATCCAGTACCGATAGTTTGTACTTTGTATCTTGTATTGTTAAATACCTTTACATTCTGTATCATTGTAGTATTTGAAGCAATTAAAGGTGCTTCACCATTTGTAGCACAGATAATTCCAAACAAATTGTCTAAACTAAGTGTACAACCATATCTTGTTTGTAAACACAAACTATTAAGTTCATCTACGTGCTTATTTGAACCGGTTATAAAACAATCTGTGTTCATTATGATAGCTGTGTTAAGTGAACTTATAACTGTGTTCTGTGGAATTTGATTTTTAAGAATACTATCCACCAAGTCTAAGTACTTTGGATTATTGATAAATCGCCACTGTTTCGTGTAATGAGTTACTTTATCAGGAAATTCTTTAATTATACTGTATAACAAACTTCCACTATTTAAGAATGTTGGTATCTGGTCAATATCACCCATCACATAGATTTCAGCATTTCTGTTTAACTTTAACAATCTATTGAATAAGTTCAACCAGTCAAAGCCCCACTGTGAAAATTCATCAAGCACTATTATATCAGCACTTTCAATTTTATCAACAATGCTTGCTATGCTGTTTTCAATACCAAATTGAGCTTTACAGCAAGACATCGTTTCTATTGAAGGAACTTTTTGCTTGAACATATTACAGATGGTGTTTGATAAACTAATTATAAGTTTATTATCTGTTGCTCTCTGATTACAGACTTGTACTACAGCGGTACTTTTACCACAACCAGCGTGACCATTCAATACTTTAAATACTTCTCTTTCTTCTATTAGACTGTGAAGTTCATCTAAAGAATCTTTAATGGAATTTGGAATAAGGTACTTATCAACCTTGTTAATGACAGAGTTATCAATCAAATCATCCATAGCTCCATCAAACATAGATTTTAAATCTTCAGCAGTTATCCATTGTTCCAAATGTTTCACAGACAACTCACTCTGTTTCTTTCTACAAGTGACAAGAGTTGAAAAAGATATTTTGGAAGTTAAGTCCTTATAATTATCGTTTTGATACTTATAAAGAAATTCCAACAAACTATCACTTGGAAGTTTCAATGGAAATACTGAAGCAATACTACTGTTAGTTATCCAAGAATGTAAGAAATTAAATCTAGCTTGTTGTAAAAGAGTTTCAGGTGTGCTCCATATTTTGAAGAACTCTTCACCATTCATTCTCTTATTGAAAAGACCGCTTTGAAGCATTCAAAATATCAATATCGGTCTCTATTATATCGTTATCAGATAGCTTAAGTGTTGCGTAATTTTGTACAACATCACTCAGCATTAATCTGTTTGCTTTATAATTTGTTTTCATTATTTGATTACCTTTTAAAAAGTGACCATTCACCTGGAATAGTCACTTGTATAAAATGGTAAAACAATTATGAAAGCAAACTATCCCAAATGGGTCATTATTATGTATATCAGTTAGGTTTTGGACCCTCACCAATATCGTAAACAAAATTTAACAATTTTCTAAGGCTTATCAATATGTGTCCAAAAGTTTTTGTTACAGTTGAACTTAAAATAAAAGTGAGCTCCACCAACGGAGCTCACTTCCTTTCCTAGCAATGTAAAGAAAGATTGGTTTCCCAACCCTTGTCTCCGGAACCTTGAGCCACTTCAACCACTAAGCGCATTTCAGGATTTACCCATTGACAAAACAAATATAGAATGTTTTTCAACAATTTACAATAGTACTGCCAATAAAAGTGTTTAAGACAGAACTTCAAATCTCAATCTCCAAGTCTGACAAGTCTTTATATCTACCTGCGGCGCCTAAGGACTTTGGTATAACCATAGCAACATCTGCAGACTGTGGCTCACCTGCACGCTCCTTCGCAAGAATTGGGTCATAATGTTCGTGACATTCCTTTATGGCTTCTTCCTTGGTCATTCCTGACCTAATCCTTTTCACATAGAAAGCCAATATCTTTGTATAAGTTCTACCGTTACTGTTTCTTGTAACTCCAAACTCACTGTTTACAACATCACCGGTTTTCAGTATGATGATGGTCTCTGCCTTGGCGGTAGAAATGCAAATCATAATCACGCTCCACTCTCATGATGGCTGTATCTGCACCAGGACGAGAGTAACCGATACTTCTTAGGAATAACTTAGTCTCGTATAGAGCTTCACCTACAATTGGATTGACCTCGTGCTGCTCCATTATAAGTTCATAAAGCTTTTCTGTGGATAACTTCTTGTGTTTCTTTCTTGTACTACTTCTTCTTTTCTTCATACACTTATTTATGGACCTAAAAAAGGCCCAGTGGAAAATGACAACAAACCACTGAGCCCTGTGATGTGAATATTACTTTATTTTATGAGTGTAAGGTATTAACCCTTACATCTTATTTATAAATGAAAATGCCTCCGTTCACCAGATAGGTTCGTTACTAGGAGGCTGCTTGCGTAGAGGTAAAATTTACAAAGTAACAGGTTCATTTAGTTCTTTAACACGATAGCAAAACAACATTGCAGCAATAGAACTAAGTTCAAAGTATTTAGGATATGCACTTTTCTTTGCCCAATTAAGAGACTTCCAAATTTCCCCAATTTCATCTACAGTAAGCTTACAGCCAGGATTAACCACATTGACAATCCATTCAAAGCCATACTTTTCATCTTTGTTAGCTTCTTCCATTCTACTCTTGACATCTTTGTCAGTCACATTGAGCAATTCACAAAGTTTTTTGTAGTTAATCTTTTTCATAGTTTACCTTCCTTGTTAGTTGTTGTTTTTTTGATTACATTACAAAGATAGAAATTTTCACTTGTCTTGTCAACCTATTTTGATGAAGTATGTGTAAAATAAAAGTTACACTTAAAAATGCTCCCGTTCAGCGATAGGTTGCTTAGTAGGGAGCGATTGATAGAGGTAAATGATTTTCTATTTCAAACAAAATTCTTTAAAGTCTTTGTAAACTTTTGAAGGCTTTGTACCATCACTCTTGTAATAAGTTCGTCCAATTTTCATACCATACTTATCAGTTTCTTTAACTGTACAGTAACCATCACTACCATATAGTGAATAATCAACTGCAGGTTCACCATAGACCCCAAAATGTACCCATGTTCCATCTTTATAAAATTCTACGTGACCACCTTCACAAGTGAAGTATATTGCTTCAGTGTCTGATGTGCTATACTCACATTTTCCTTCAAAATAATTTATGAACTCTTGTGCCTTTTTAGAACAGACTCCAGCACAAGCAAAATTCACACAAACAACCATTGACAGTATTATTTTCTTCATCAGAGTTTTCCTTTAGTTTTAAGTGTCTAAATACAAATGTGTGCCGCTATCAAAATGAGTCACAGAACCGACAGAGATAGAAAGTTGCAAAGGACGGTCTCAAATTGTTGCAAACTAGCGGCACATTAAATATATTATGTTTTCACTGAAATGGAACACATTTTTA